ATGAAATGATTGATAAAAGGATCTTTATACGTGTCCTTAATAAATCCAGCAGTAGTACTGGCTTCAGGTTCCTTAATTTTTTTCCGTTCCTTTTTGTTTTTTGGACCCATCCCCCCAAAAAACAAAATGAAGAAAGCACTGACGAGAATGATTGTTACGATAATGCTAATCATTTAATATTAGATATGAAAATTATTTACTTGGAAGAAACTTCGGGTTCACCTTCATCCTTAGATTCCTCGATAGTAGCCGCAGTGGAAGCAGCAGCGTCCTCTTCGCGCTTCCTCTGACGATCCTTCATTTCCTCTGCTACTATCTCATCAGCCTCCTTGACGAGATCCTCCATGTTAGCATCAGGCTTCTCCTTCTTGAGTCGCTCTAGAACCTCAGCTGGGTGAGAGATGGGAGCCTCATCGGGTTTCGTGTAGAAGGTGGAGTTGTCGTCACCAGGGGCAAAGCCAGTCTTGTCAGCCATACCTTGCTTACGTTCGTTAAACATACGAGCAGCCTGAGCCTGATTCTCCTTGTAACCAGTCATGATCTCCTCAAGCTTATCATTGGTATAGTGAACATCCTCAATCTTAGAAGAGTCGGGTGGAATGAGGAGCCACTTGTACATGTCAACGACGTAGATGTCAAACGTGGGATCCTCCTTCTGAAGACGCTTGGCGTGATTCGCAGCCTCATCGCGGTTCGCGAAAGTTCCTCGGATCTTGATACCAAACTTATCATTCTTCTGAGGGCACTCGGGACCAACAATAGAAAGGCAAGCGAAAACCTGACCGGGGACGGTTGTATAATCTTGTTCAAGAGACATTATACCTTTTGAACGTTTGTAAACTTTAAGCCCTAAGTAGAGAATTAAAGATATGAAACTATCATGAATTATGGAAGAGATTCGAAAGAATCACAACGACGCCAAGAGAGAGCTCATTCAATGTGTGACAAAGAGTGGTCAGCATATTCTCGATGTGGGTTGTGGGTTTGGTGGAGATCTTCAAAAATGGCACAAATGTGGTGCCAATATCAACATGTGTGACCCGGAACCCGCGGCTCTCGTTGAAGCCAAGTCTAGGGCAAAAAATATGCACATGCGTGTGAACTTTTACGAGGGTGACATACACAACTGTCCAAAGCGAAAATTTGACGTCGTATGTTTCAACTTCTCATTACACTACATCTTCAAGACTAGGGATCTCTTCTTCAGTTCAATCCATGAAATCCGAAAACGCGTAAAACCAGGTGGACTTTTGATAGGTATCATCCCAGATTCCGAAAAGATCATTTTCAAAACGCCACTCCAGGATGACATGGGAAACTTCTTCAAACTCAAAGATCACGGGAATGGTGGATTTGGTGAGAAGTTGTTTGTACACCTCACGGATACCCCCTACTACGCAGAGGGACCCAAGTCGGAACCGGTTGGGTACAAGGACTTATTGGTTACACATCTAGAGGAGCTTGGTTTTAAATTACAACTTTGGGAGGGTCTTCGAGGTAACCCAATCTCAGAGTTGTATAGTAAATTTATCTTTGCTTATACTAGATGATACCCTTTTTAGTATTGATCGCGATCAACTTGATCATACTTTTCATGATACGTGAACCAGAGAATTTCGCAGAAGTCAAGAAGAGGTACAAAATTCTCAGAGAACATATTGAGAAAACGAACAACGAAAAGTTTCGTGTGTTGATACGTCCAATTCCCTTGACAGCACTGAGGAAGATGTCAGGGACGGTGGGTTACAATGTGAACAAAGGGGCGGACATAACCATATGTATAGATGGTGAAGTGAATGAGATTATGCATGTGTTGATTCACGAGCTTGCGCACAGTACGGTACCCGAGTGGACACACTCCGATAACTTCTGGAACAACTTCATGGAGTTGAGAGGGATATGTGAATCTATAGGAATTTACACTAGATTACCAGACAAGACCAAATTCTGCGGTCAATACATTCAGGATAAATAAAATCTCGTAATAAGATAAATGCAAACTCCTGTTAATGATATGTTAGCAGCGATTTTTTCGTGGGTTGTGTTCTACGCGGTTACACAAGTCCCTAAGCACACGGATAACTACTACGCAAACCTAATTTTCTTAACCGTTATTATTCCCAACGCCGCTCGCGCCATTGTTGGCGACATTCCCCGTCTCGCAGTCGATCGCTCTTTCTTTGCTATGGCGACCCTTTTCGCGCTCATCATCACCTTCGCTATTAACGAATGGTGGAAGCGTTCTAAGGATACTGTCAAGAATTTTCATAAGAGTGATAGAAGGAAGCATTTGGAGTTGAACGGTGTTTTAGCTACCGCTTTCATTGGTGGTGCTTTGATCACCTACTTCAGTGGTATAGATAACTCTATCTATAACAACATGATGCAGCCGAATGCTTAAGCCTTGATAATGTAGCTCTTCGCGAAGAAGAAGATGAGAGCAGCTACTCCTCCAGTAGTTGCGAGACCAACCATACTTCTACCCCCTTGTTCGTTAAGGAACTTGGGGATAGAGGTCGCAAGACGATCTTGGATGGGCTTACTAACAGCAATAGCAGTACAAACAGCTACAACCAGAGAAGTAAGCTGATCATCGGTGAGATTGAGAGGATTTTTGCTCTCAGGAGCCTCCTCCTTAGTTTTTTGGGAGGAGGGATAAGCAGCTTGAGGTTGAGCAGCGACCATTTGAGGCATAACACCCTGTACCCTGGGATCCTCGGTCATCGCGGGTGGTTCCATCATAATGTCATTAATGGGTGTAGAGTCCATCGTGTCTTTATTTGTACTCATATTTTTTTCCTCTTGTTTAAACGCTGTAGAAGGTTTATCTTGGGTCTGTAATGGTACCATTCCTTCACCATCGTCAAATAGGTTCATAGTGTACACGTGTTCGGAAGACATGTTATTATAATCGTATGTTTTCTTGAAGTGTTAAGTGACGCGCCTATTTCTTTTTCGTAATTGTGAGCTTGGTTTTCTTCGTCGTCTTTTTGGCGTCCTGTTCCATTTGATTTATATGCTTTGGGTTGTACATCTTTTTATGCATATTCCAAAGTTGGGGGCTACCAACCCTGAAGTTTTTCCTAAGAGTTGCCTTGTACCAAAATACACAATCCTGAATTTTATTACTCTTAACGGTGTTATCCAGTACCAGGCATTCGTAGTTTTCCGTACAGGCGTCCATGACTTTACAAAACATATCGAAAGATGGAAAAATCCCAAAGAATGACTTGTACAGTTTCTCTCTATTTTGTATGATGTTCTCTCTCAAAATAAAGACATAATCCACGTTAGCACGAAGAGCTGGTGGTAAGTCCATGACATACTGCATTGTAAGCATAAAGAAGATTTTCCAATGACGACCATTCATAAAACATTGCCGAATACATGTGTCCTTTAGAAACTTCGAATCGTACATACAATCATCCAAAAGCATAAACGCTCCACAATTTGTTTTCCCCCCACCAACCAGCTTTCTCTGTCTAGCCATAACCCTCTCTATGGCATCTCGATCGTAATCACCATATACGAATAGGTCAGGAATGAATTCGGAATAAAAATGATTTCCCTCTTCTGTTCCAGAAAGCACTATCCCCGCTGGTAAATGTTTCTTATGATACATAATGTCCTTAACTAGGGTTGATTTACCTGTATTACGCTTTCCTATGAATACACAAACCCGATCATCCGCGATAGTCTCAGGTTTGAATTTCTTCAACTGAAGATTCATTCTAGTATAGCGCTCCGTTTTATTTACCAAAATTTTACTCATATACAGTAGGAATGGCTGGTCGATTAAGACTTGCTACATCAGGAATCCAAGATCAGTGGTTAACTGGTGAACCACAGTTTTCATATTTCCTGATGAATTTCAAGAGGCATACGAAGTTTTCGTTCGACTATGTAGAGAGCCAGTTTGATGGGAAGATTGATTTCGGTAGTCTTCTCACATGTAGAATTCCTGGTGACAAGGGGGATCTCATCAAGAACCTTAACCTTAAGGTTACTCTCACAAATCCAAACCCCAGTGCCAACGTATGGAGTAAATCTATAATATCACATCTTATAGATTACGCTGAATTGGTTATTGGTGGTCAAGTTGTACAAAAGATTACAGGGGAATACATTTACATGTATCAGCAGCTTCATAGTACCAATGATGATATTGAACAGACTCTATACTTCTTAAATGGACATGGTAACATACTTGCATATACTGGTGAGTACTCATACTTTTTAGACTTACCATTCTATTTCTATAGAAACCCTAGTCTATCTATACCAACATGTGCCCTCACAAAACAAATCGTGGAGGTTAGAATCAAGACGAGACCCCTGAGAGAACTTATACACTTTGGTGCACCTGAAACGATTAATGCTTCTATAAAGAAGTTCTCATTGGATACAGAGTTTGTGTATCTCACTGATGATGAAAAGGGATTCCTGGTATCTAGACCAATTGATTACGTCATTACACAACTCCAGATTGCCAAATTCAAGATGGATCCCGGTGAAAAGAAAAAATCTGTGCTACTCAAGTTTTCTCACCCTGTAAAGGAACTCCTATTTGTATCACAATCAGAGGATTCAGTTCAAAATAACTATCCAAATCAGTATAATACAATTACAAATGCTGAACTTCGGTTTAACAATGAGGTTGTTTTCAATAGGAACAATCTGTTTCTGACCTATGAACAACCTTTCAAACATCATATAAACTCTCCACAGGCTTCTAGTACCTCCAAATTTGGTATGTATTCCTTCTCCTTACAACCCGAGATGTACTATCCAACGGGGCAGGTGAATATGAGTCGTATATCTCATAAACTGTTTACAATTGAGATTGATCCATTAACTACAACAGATTACAATAATACACGGGTGTACGCCATAAACTACAATATCCTCAGATTTGAGAGTGGATTAGCCGGTTTAAAATTTTAGGTGAATATAGTAGTAATGGCTGGTAGAATACAGATGCTAACGTCTGGATCCCAAGACAGGTATTTCACGAGGAATCCAGACTACAGTCATTTTGTAGAAGCTTTTAAGAAGCACGCAAACTTTTCTACACAGTACGATGATTTAGATCCAGAAAATGAAGCGGATTTTGGGAAAAAGATTAAGTTCAAGATTCCCCAAAATCAAGGTGATCTATTGAAAACATTGAGTGTAAAAATGACTCTACCAGAAATTCCAGGTAATCCTGTATACATAGAATCGGTTGGTCATGCCATAATTGATCATGTAGATCTCATCATAGGTGGTACCATAGTTCAAAGGCTTTATAGTGATAATCTCCAAATATATTCAGAGCACAACGTTACACAAACGAAGCAAAAAGCACTTGAACAACTCATTGGAAAGTATTCACTTAGAACGAGTGATAAACTGGTGGGTGAAGTAGATCCAGCTACGGTCGTTAATGGTGTCCTCATACCTAACAAAGGTATCATCATAACAGGTACACTCGGTGCTAGTTCAGATGAAAACTTCTTTGTTGATCTACCCTTTTACTTTTACAAACATCCAGAACTTGCTATACCCCTATGTGCCATAAACAAGCAAGAAGTTGAGGTTGAAATTACACTTAGAAAACCGGAAGAAATCATGGTTGACATTGACGGTGATCGTGTTACGTCACCCCCCGATATACACATTAAGGACTTTAAACTCTCTACAGAAGTTGTGTTTTTGGATAAAAGTGAGAGATCCAAGATGCAGAAGATGAAGAAGGACTACATCATAACACAGGTACAACAGAATGTATTTGATGTGGGTGTAGGCATTAATGAGGGAACGTTCAATCTTGACTTTAGAAATCCAGTCAAGGAACTCTACTTTGTGATTCAAAGACAAGGTACTAGAGGTAATGGTGTATCACATGGTAACTTCGTAACACCATTTGATTACGATAATACGGCTCTTACAGCTGACAACAAGCGCATTCTTTACGAGAACCTCAATTATCTCACTCTAAAGTTTGATGGTCAGGACATTATTACAGAAGAAACTGGCAATGTTCTTATGTTGAAAGCTGTCCAGGCGGCGATACATCACTCCAAGACACAACTCATTAGGAGATTCTATTCTTATAGCTTTGCTTTACAACCAGAGGAGGCTTATCCAACTGGGCAGGTGAATATGAGTAACGTAAAAGAGCAAATACTCCACCTAAGTCTAACGTCGTGTCCAGATTTTGCCAGACAAATTCGGGTCTACGCAGTAAACCACAATATTCTCCGTGTTGGTGAGGGAATTGCGCAATCTCTTTTTACTCTTAAATACTAAAGATGAATATGCAAAGTGGTTTTGGTGATGCTGGAGACAGAATGGCTGAACAGTACATTGAAACAATGACTAACATTCTTCTTCCTGTTTTTGAAAAGGGTACCCTACTCGCAGCCGAATATTGCAAGGCTTGTGGGAGAGACACGTTACTCTCAGAAGACATGGAATATGCGATGAAATACTGTGCTATGAACGCAGTTGGTGAGACTGTTGGAACTATGTTCCCAGATCTATACGAAGACGAAGATGACTCTGATGATGAGGAAATGGAGGTTGTAGACTCAAACGAGTGTCCCACATTTGAGAGATACTCAGGCGTAGATCCACAGTTCATTCGAGTTAACGAGGCATACGATCGCTGGGATTCATGGGTGCCACAAAACCCGACAGAACAGATGTTAAAAAATGCTATTAATAGTAATGAGCCAATGGGAGCCTGAAGGTTGGAACTTTGACGATTCTGGAGTAAAACTTCATGTTTATGGTGATAACGATTCAGACAGCAGCTCTAGCGGAGATATATCAGGGGACGATCAACTCTTTGCGAATTCAAAAAACGTTAAAAAAACCAAGTATAAAAAAATTGAAAAGGAAGAATTGTTACCAGAATAAATAATTTTCCTAACCTATAGTATACTACTCACGATGAAGGCGGCTATGCAAACTGTCACCCTTGTTACCCAGGAACTGGAGACCCAGTCTCTCAATGCGATTGTTGCTGGTTTCTCTTTCGCGGCGGCGATGTCCTGGATGGATGTCGTCCGTTTCATCATTAACCAGGTCATTAAGGTGCCCAAGAATGGTGGTACCCAGTACGCGCTCACCGCGGTGCTTACTACCCTCCTCTCTATCGCGGTCTACATGATGATCTCCACCGTGTCTACTCGCGTATCCAAGCCTGCTCAGCCCGTCTATGCCATTACCCGCTAAGTGGGTGGGGCTTTAGATCCCCCTTTCATAAGAAACATCAATACAATACCGAAGAAGGCAATAATGCCTATGTAAATATAGACTTCCTGGTTGTACAGAATCTCGCTTCCCAGATTCTTTACTTTCTCCTTTTTCTTCTCCTTTTTCAAAAACTTGTCCAATGGAACTTTGGTTAAACCCTCAAGCTTGTCCGTGGAACACTTAATCTCAAACTTTAGAACGTGTTCGGTGTTACCAACTTCATATGTTGTGAGAACGCCGTTATTCATGTACAAAAATTCAATTCCTATATCTTTGATAACCTTCTGTGGTCCTGAGTGAAATCGGTGTACGAGGGGATCATCAGAACCGTTAAATGTTATACTGGTTGTACCATCGAGAAGGATATGACCAGTGTAATGTGGTGTACCCGTTTGACCACTATCTTGGGGTCTCCCCACATACACAGATTGATTGAGTTCGTCTGAACCTGAAGACAGTCTCAAAATTAAGGAATTGGGTGAAGGTGATTGAGGTGTAGGAATACGTGCAGACACGAGTCGTATCTCCTCGACGTGGTATATGGGATTTTCTAACGCAATGACGTAGTTGTTAGAGTTTGGGTATACACTCGAATCACGCTGACTACTATCTATGCTTAGGGTATGGACCTTCATTAAAATATAGGCACAATATTTTAATGAGTGTTTTCAACAGTTTGAGACAAATATCTAACGATAGAGAGCGTGTGAAAGAGGATTGTTTTCCAGTTGCCTGGCAGCAATACCAAGATTTCTGGAGTTGGGGTTTTCGTTACCCTTGTAAGGGTTAAACTGGTGGAAAGTCTTGTTCTGGTACTGTTGAGTCCATCCACCATTGGCTGCGTTCATGCGTCCATCAATGCGTGAGGTGTCACTGCGAACCGCGGTAAGTTTACCACCCTGCTTGAGGGCGCTCTCACGAACATTCATACGACCAGCGTTGCCCATCCTGTTTGGCTTGCCTCTACGATCTTCTGGGCGGAAACCATACTTGGCGAGTTCCTCGTTGGTCTTAGCACTGACCCGGCTCGCAGCACCAGTGGCGTAAGCACCGTGGAAACTGTGAATACCTGGGGCTGGTTGGTTGTTGTACATGTACTGCTCATCGTTGCGATCAGCCTTGAACCTCGTGGGATCTTGGGCGAGCGTCTGAGCCGAAACCATACGCTTAGCACCATTGTACCCTAAGCCATCATTGCGCATACCAGTTTCGGAACGGTTGGTGGTTCTCTTAGTTCTCTCATGCTCGTTACGGGGAACGACACCAGTCATGCCCTGAGCGCGACCAGCCATAGTAGGTAACCTAGAGGGTAAGTAGGAGGTTGTCTCGGGTTTGTTATGAGTAAGTTGACCAACCTTCGCAGAGCGACCACCGGTAACATCCGCAGCTGGACCAGAACGTCCTGGTAAAGTTGTAAGACGGTACTCACCAACATTGATAGGATTGACCCTAAACATCTGTTGATACCCACCAACAGCTGGCACATTGGCGTCAACACCTAAACCTGGGCCGACCAGTTGCTTCTCTACTGGAGAAAGGTTATTCATACGCCCCTGATCGAACATACGACCACGCATGTCAAGTAATTCTTGTCCACCACTTCGTTGCTGACGACCAATATCCGCGAAACTTGCCATCTCCTTCTTGGATGGGACTTCTACTCGGGAAACAAAATCATTCTCTTTGAATGTGGGAGGAAGAGCGGGACCAGCCCCACTATCATTTGCTAATGTGATATTTGCCTCTGGACTATAGTTTTCAGTCTTGGACTTACTTAAAGTCCTTCCAGCATAAACGAGACCAGCTACGGCTAAAACCGAAATAGGATCAGCCATTCTTATTTCTTACTGACATTTTTATTAACGTATCTTTTCTGGAAAAGACCATTTTGAAGATCGGCGCGGGTGCTGGCGGGTTCATATTTGATGGTGCGGAGAGGGACCTTGCATTCCATGTTGGACAGAGGGAAAAGATTGCGCTCATACGTCTGAACGATGTGCTTGTTGAAACGAGAAGTAGATTGAGGTCTAAGTTCGTCACTCGTATCGATGTATTTCGCTGGGGCACCCTTACCAGCCATATAAGGTGCGGTACCATACAACATAGTGTTGGGACGGGATCCGTAATTTAATTGACTGGGCTGAGGGTAAACGAAAACTTCATCGGTAGCTTTAACGGGTGGGACAGCACCCCTGTTCTCAATAATAGAAAGACCTGGTTGAAGCTGGTACGCCATTTATTATTACACAAGAATATTAATCTAACTATACGTTCCGCCACCGCCCCTCACGCGACCACCACCCCGGAGACCTCTGACATCTCCATCGGAACCAATTCCAGCAAAAGCCTCTAATTGAACACCCCTCGCATCAGGGTTGCAAAACTTCGAATCACTCTTACACATGGGAGCATTCTTTGGACCATACAACCACTCAGCAAATTTGGTTTGATCGCCTGGAATTTTCGACACTGGCGCAGTAACAAACTGGCGCTCGAAAGCGTTACGCTTGTACATGGGTAAAGTGGAACGAGAACGTCCAGAATCATACGAAACCTGATCACCGCTGAATTTTTTAATTAAAGGCTGGGCTGTGGCATAATAGCAGGCTTCCAGACGATTTGGGGCATCCGTGTAATCTGTCATGAGCACGTTACCGAGGGGATTCTCCTTGGTGGGCTTCTGACATACATCCGCTTTGTCTGTGGAACCATATGGCTCCTTGACAAGTTTCGCCTTGTACATCACATAAATGATAGATAACATCGTTGCGCCTAGAACGAATATACGAGGATCCCGACGAATCACGAATAAAACACACATGGTGTAAATAATAAATCGTGACGCCGAATTGATCCTATCCTCTGGTGTTTGTTTGCTGTTAGGCCAGAACTCTAGAATTTTTTTATTACTGACAAGTTGTTGAGGATCTTCGAACCAAACTTTCATTTAATATAGATGAGGTTTATTTTTTGGGGAGACGGCGAGTACCATTCTTTTTAGGAGCACCCATATCCATACCAGCCATCATACCAGACATAGAACCCATCATCTTCATGAGTGCATCCTGATTAATATCACCACCGTCACCTGACGCCATCTTATCAGCCACATCCTTGGCCATAGCCTCAATGGCGGTGAGGGTATCCTCGGGTACAGATTGAATGGTGGTTCCTAGAATGTACAAAGTTTGGAGATACTGCCAAACGGCATCCTTGGTACCATCAGTCATACGCTTCCACAGATTAATGATATCCATTTCATTGAGAAAGTCAATGTCCTTGGAATGAACGAGGATGAACTGTTCATCCTTGGCAGAAACACTATCTGCGTGGGGTTTAACACTGTCCATGAACCCATTAACTAGGAGACGAGGACTTGTACTCTTAATAAGATCGAATGAGGTTAACATCTTCTTAATGCTTTTTTCATCTGGAAAAGTCTTGTGCAATTCCACAAGAAATTGCCCCATCATGTCATTAAACGCAGAGACGGACGCCATTTTCTTAATAGTACGGTGTAATCTTTAAGTTAGAAAGGGTCGTTAGAAATAACCTCTTTTTGACCAAGGCCGTTAAGTACAATTACGTATACGAGAATTGCTACGAGTACGGCTGGTTTGGTGTATTGATTCATTTCTAATTTACCTTCATTATTCAGATACGCTTTCAGGTGAATATAACCCGCTGTTGTAGCACCGGCAATTAGGCCAGCATATACTGGGTCACGTAAATAGTCGGAGAGTTCCATTTAATTATAACCAACTTTTTTTGTACGGTAGTCTGGTGCGTCACCAAATAAAACATCATCTTCCTGCTGAGGCTGAGGCTGAGGCTGTGGCTCCATTGGAGGCTCTTGTGGTGGTTCAGATGTTTGAACGGTTGGTATGGTTTTAAACTCATTATCGAATTCACCTGGCTCCTCCATCTCAGGATTTCCCATTGGCTGCATTTCCTGGAGTTCCTCTGGGGCGGGTTCCATACCACCTTCTGGTTCCCCCTCCCCATCAAAGACGTCAGGATCCTCTGTATCTTGAACATCCCCATCTAAATCTATGTCTCTAGACTCTTGGGACATGTACGTCTGTAAAATCTGTTGAACTGGGATTAACTCCTTCACGGAGTTTTCAATAGCTGTACAGAAACGAGTAGTTAACTTCTCATCTCGGTGGTAGATGCTCTGATCTTCATGGAAAACGTAGGGATCCCTGTAGAGATCCTTGGCGATGTTATTGTAGCAGGTTTGAATGAAAACCTCGTTTGTTGGTAGCTTTAGGGAGATCTTCTTGTTGTCAGCCTTAAGGCGGACCGCAGAGAGAATCTTTGTACAGGCAACAAAGACAGCCGCTAAAAGATCACTAAACCAAGCGCATCGGTTTGCGATGTTATCAGAATGCTGTTTAGACATAGCGTTAGACCAGTTTGGAACTTCTTGGAGTAACTTCTGAAACATCATGAGATGCTTCTTCCCCTTGGAGAGAGTATGAGCCTCCGCATACATATCATTGAAAACGTCAATCATAGGTGGACACATAATAATGCACATTTGTCCGAGATATTCCTTCTTCGCCTCGACGAGCACATTCAAATTGTCCATTTATGATTAAGTGGGTTTTAAAATTCAATATTTACTACGCACTTCCCCTGTATTTGTTAGCTATCTTCTTAAGATTCATGAGATTAGGAAAGTCTACATCCTCTTCGGTATAACTTTCACGTTCTTTCTTCTTTTTTGGTACCACCCAAGACACATAAATGTCGTATTCACTTATAAGTTGTACAGTGAAGCCACCAAGTTGAAATTGTCTAACGACATAACGAGCGGCGGCCCCTCTAT